ATATGGAGACTAACTAATGGCGACACAATACACAACTTCTGACGGCAAAACCCTGATTATACCTGGCGCATATGCCCAGGCTCAGGTGGTATCTACCCCTTCTACCGTAGCGGCTAATGGCATTCTAATGGTAGTAGGCGAAGCTGATTCAGGTCCTGCTTATTCAGAAGAGTCTGACATCACCCAGAATTTCTTTGGCCCCGACCAGAAGTCAGACATTCTTGCTAAATACGGCTCTGGACAATTGGTAGACGCTTTCGTAGGTGCTGTCGCGGCTTCTAATGATGACAATATCAAGGGCAGCTTTACCCGCTTTGTACCTATCAAGGCCAACGTTTCGGTAAAGTCGGCTTCTACTCTTCCTGCTATCGGTGGTGGTACTTTTGCTAATATCGTTGCTAAAGCCGGTGGCAAGCCAGGCAACCTAATTACCCGTACAATTACGGTTAACAACGCTGAAGTTCTTCCTACTACTGGCTCGGTTATTCTTGCTTCTCCCCAAGTAACAACTACTGTTGCCTCCCGCGTTAACGGTGGGGCTCTTGCTACATCTGGTAGCTTGGCTGTAAACGCTACCCCTGCTACTTTGGCCGGCGTTGTTGGCGCTCTATCGGGCGTTACTGCTACCGGTGGTGTTGCTAGGGTAGTCATTGACACTACACGAAGCGTAACGGTTGGTAACATCAACGGTTTCTCAGTTACCTTTACTGCCACTGCTGATTGGGCTCATACCCCAGCTGTTGGTGACATTCTTTTCCTCCCAGGTACTTCTGCTTTCGCAGCTGACATTAGGGGGACTTGGGTAGTCCAAGCCGCTACTTCTCGCGTCATTACTGCTCTAAAGGTAATTGACTCTGGTGCAGGCGCTGGCGCTGCAAGAACAACTCCTGTTTCAACTCCTACAGTTGCCGCAGCCGCATCCGCAGATATTGAAGCTTACAGTCAAGTTGTTATTTCGGTTACAGCTGGAGCAGTTCTTCCTGGTCAAGGTAAATCTCTTGAACTAGCCAATACTTCAACTGGGTTGTTCTCTAACTTACTTTGGTCTTATAACTCAGCCGCTCAAACAGTTGCAAAGGCTCCTTACGTTTCGGCTACTGGCGCTGCGGTTGTTCTTGCTTCAAGTCAAGAATACGTTGTAAGCCTTAACACGGTTCGTCAGAAGGATTCGATTTCTGAAAGCATTACCGTAGGTGGCAGCCCAGAGCTTAGTATCGGTTACGCTGGCACTACTGCTTCGGCAGTTATTGCCAACGGCGTTATGACTTGCACCTTAACCGGTGGTGTTTCTGCCGGTCTATCGCCTATCGCAGTAACCCTTGCCGATTATCCTACACTTGGCGACCTTTGCCAGTTCTTCAACTCCTTAGGTGGATTTACTGCTGCACCTTCACTAGCTACCTACACCTCAATCGCTTCAACCAGACTTGACGCAGGTACCTACAACTTCGGTACCACCATGGGCGCTATGACCGGCCGTATCAAGACAGACGGCGCAGACTTCCTAGACGCTGTTAACTCTACCTCGGTTCTAGTTTCAATTACTCCTCCAGGCGTTGCTACCAATCTCGTCGGTCTACCCGATGTAGCGTCCCTAGGCTTCCTATCTGGCGGTTCTAGAGGCTTTACAACCAACGCCAGTATCCAGGGCGGTCTAGACCTTTTACAGGCCGTAAAGGGCAATCTGGTAGTTCCTTTGTTTTCAAATGATGCAGCAGTAGATATCGCAGACGGGTCCACAGACCCCAATTCGACTTATGACATTGCGTCAATCAATTCAGCAGTGAGAGCGCATTGTCTACAGATGTCACAACTCAAACGACGTAAGCGCCGGATTGGTCTTATCTCGAATCGTAGCACATTTGCAAACAACAAGATGAATGCGTCAAACATCGCTTCTTCACGCTGCGCAATGACGTTCCAAGACGTTAAAGACAATAACGCATCTGGTAGCTTAGTCAATTTCAAGCCATGGATGGCCGCTATCAAAGCCGCAGCTATGCAGGCGGCCGGGTTCTATCGCGACATTACAGCCAAATACGTTTCCATTTCGTCAGCTACCGTTCCCGGCGGTGGCTTCAATTACAACATTGAATCGAACATGGAAGATGCCCTTAAGTCAGGTCTTCTACCGATTGTTTACGACGATACCGGTTACAAATGGGTCTCCGACCAAACAACCTATTCAGTAGACGCTAACTTCGTTTTCAATTCTCTACAAGCTATGTATGCTTTAGATATCATTATGGCTACAGCCGAAACTAGGATGGACCGCGCCTTCACCGGCCAGTCCTTGGCTGATGTTTCAGCCACTACGGCCGTAACGGTCTTTGGTACAATCATGGATGACCTACGAAGGTTAAAGCTGATTGGTCCTTCTGATGATGCTCCTAGGGGCTTCAAGAACGTTGTTATCAAAATTGTAAACGGTAACGCAATGGTGGTTGGGGCTGAAGTTAAATTGGCCACTTCACTTAAGTTTGAAAGCATTCTTTTCATGGTCTCGGCGATCCAGCAATCAGCTACTGGTTAAATAAAGGAAACATAACACATGCCAGCAAAAGTTTTATCAGGTGCCCGCGCAAAGCTTGGTTTCTACGACGGTAAAAAAGTTCATTACGTCGGTATTTTTAGTGATTGTAGTTACGGTTTGACTTATGATGTGCAGCAAGCGTGGATTCTCGGCCGTTATTCGGCCGCTGAATCTGATTATACTGCTTGCGAACCGGTCCATATTACCGCCAATGGCTACCGAGTGGTAGACCACGGTTGGTTTGCTGACGCCCAATTCCCAAATCTAGCATCCTTGATGGATGCCGATTATATGACGCTAGAAGTCAGTGATAGACAAACTAGTAAGATGGTAGCCAGAATTGACCGAGTAAGGCCCGTAGCTGCTACAGGCGGATTTAGTGCCCGACAGCTGTCTACCTCCACACATACCTACGTTGGTTTGTTGATTTCTGACGAGAGTGAGCCCAATAACGCAGAGGGTCGTGGCGCAATGGAGCTTCCTGGTTAACAGCCAAGTGTAGAAACAATAACGAGAGCCATCCTAATTGGGTGGCTCTTAGCTTATCAGGAGGTCTTTGGTGGAAGGCTTTCTAGACCTTGACCGCTTGGGTGTTTCCTTACGCTAAGATATTCGGTCTGTCCAGCTCTGATGTTCCAACAAACCACATCCAGAACGTTGCTTGGATAGTCTTTTTCTTGTTTGTTGTAAATGCGGTTGGCTTCTTTTGAAAGAGCTTCGCAGATACCCTGACGGTCATTAGGAGCTTCCTTGTTTAGAGCGGCTACTATTTCTTCTGCTACATCTTCTGTCTCTACTACCCCTGCATACCAATTGTTTCGGTAAAGACCCCTGTTCCTAGGTTCTCCGATTGTCCATCTTGGTTTGTCCATTTGTTGCCTTAGCTAGTCTTTACGTGCAACCGACGGCGGCGCTTGTAGATGGTGTCTTTAGGGATAATCCATCCTATAAAAGAGAAGCCAACCTTTTCCCATTTATGGTTCAAATAGATTTGATCATCCTTTAGAATAACTTCTCCAACTTTAAGCGTTCTGTACTTAGGCTTGCTCTTAGCCTTCTTTGGCTCAGGGCGATAAAAGCATAGCTCTTTGATAGGAACGTAACGCACCATATAACCCAAGTATTGGTAAAGATTAGTCACAGTACCTGGAGGCATATCAGGCCATAGACACATGTCGCCAATTTGAACAATGTCTTCCTGTTCCAAAAACCTCCCTGGAGGCAAGTTAATGGTGGTGGTATAGCTCTCTCTGTAGGTGTGTTTGTTCATAGTTTGTATCATAGCACGTTCCAAAAACCTGTCAACAACAATCTTTAAGATATGCCAGATATCCTAGTAGGTGCCGTTGCTCCTGAGTCTATCAGAATCGTAATCAATCAAGGTTCTTCTGGGGTAGATCTTACCACGGCTACGGCTGTACAGCTAGTGGTTATTAAAAAAGTCGACAACACCAGGCAGCTTTGGACTGGGTGCACAATAAATTCCCAGACAACTACAAAGCTTACAATTACCCACACATTCCAGCCGGGGGACGTGTCAAGGGTGGGTGTCTATTCCGTCGTAGCAATGGTCACAATTCCTACAGGTTCGGTAAGAGCAAGGTGCGGTACTTTTTCGGTGGTTAGTAGTTAACAACAATCTTTATACCAAGGATATCGATTTAATAGGAGATAACACATGGGGTCATTCAGCGACTACGCAGAAGCAAAAATTCTAGACTACGTCTTTAGTGGGGCAGCCTTCACATCACCCGCAAACCTGTTCGTTGCTCTCTATACAGCAACTCCAACAGACGCTGGTGGTGGTACTGAACTTACTATTGGCTCGCTGGGTTACACAAGAGTCTCTGTTACCAATAACGCAACCAATTTTCCTGCGTCTACTGGTACTAGTCCGACTACAAAGTCAAACGGTACGGCCATTACGTTTGCGGCTAATACAACTACAGACTGGGGTACTATTGCGGCGGTTGCTCTGTTTGACGCAGCTTCGGCCGGCAATATGATCGCCTGGACAGCCCTTACCGTTCCCAAACCCGTTATGGTGGGCGATACAGCTTCGTTTGCTATTGGAGCCCTTACCTTTACGCTGGATTAAATTATGGCCTGGTATGAAATTGGTTTTACAACTTCGGCCAACACAACAGGAAGCCCTATAGCTGGTATTAGAGCCCCGACAAGAGGGTCCAGGATTTGGGAAATAGGTTGGTCTTGTAACGCCGCAACTGCTTCTTCTGTAACTATTTTTAGAAATACGGCAGGCGGTTATACAGCAACTACGTCTACGTCAGTTGGTCAGCAGACAAACCCCCTTTGGGCTAACGGAACTACTTTAGTAGATACTGCTTGGTCCACGGCTCCTACTATTACTGCTGCCTCAAGATTAAGAAGGGGTCAGCTTCCGGCATCTATTGGTGCTCAGTGGGTATACACCTTTAGAGACGGCCTTTGGGTTAGATCAGGAACCGCAACAGATATTGTGGTTCTTTGGAATGAATCGGCTGCAACTAACTCAGTTCTGAACGGCTATGTAGTCTGGGAGGAATAGCCCGTGTCGTACCTTTCCGGCCCATGTGGTGCTGGAGCGGCTGCGCAAGTACCCAATGGGCTATTTGAGCGAGGGCCGACCTTTGCTATAAATTCTGGTACAGAGGCTCCTGGAGAAGACCCCAATAATGTTTATGACACAGGGGCCTTCTCTACTACATATCCCGCCAGCAGTTTGTCTGGCGATCCTAGGCAGTCTTCTCCTGATTTGTGGGGGCAGGGCGATTCAGTTTCTAGTTATGTAGCTACTGCAAACGCCTCCAGATCGCTTTCTGCGTTGGTAGTTACCCACCCTAACGTATCTGGTGCGGCAAACATAAGTAGAAAAATAGCGGCAGCGACAGCGTTCACAAGTACGGTTGTAGCTTCAGAGAGTGTGTCCAAGTCTTTAGCTTGTTTAATCGCTGGACAGTCTTCTCTCACGGCTACCACTATGGTGAAGCAAAAAATGCTTCAGGGGGCTGTTGCTTTTTTGTCTGGAGCTTCTGTGGCTGTGAAGGTGTCCAGGCCTATAGCGGGTAGTTTTGTCGGTAGTTCTTCGGTAGTTATCAATAAACAAAATATAACAAGAGGCGTTAAGGGGTCTGGGGCGTTGGCCTGTATTGTTTCGGCTAACAGCAATATAATGAAAGGCCTGCTGGCGCCTGTAGTTGTTTCTTCTTCTTTCATTGCAGCAAAACAGAATGTTGCTAGAGCTGTAAAGGGGACTTCTGTTGCACAATTAAACGTTACAGCAGCCGAAAAGGTTTCTAGAAGTATTGTAGGTAGCACAACGTTCCAATCAGGTGTTGCGGCTAGTAAGCAAACCATGGCCAGGAAGTTTGTCGGTAGTTCTGTTTCTTCCTTGGGTTTGGCGGCAAGCCAATTTAATGCGGCACGTAAACTTATTGGTAGCATGTCCGAGCTGTCTAGCTTGGTTGCGACTTCTAGAATCAACAGGCCCTTGGGCGGTAGCATAATAGTGGTTTCAAATGTAACCGGAAACTCTATCATTAGACGCAACATAGTTGGTAGTGCTCACGGAGTATTAAGTCTTGTTGCTCCAATAAAGGTAAGCAGGAGTTTTGGGGCCAGCAGTGCGGACATTTTGTCTTTCAGCGGAAACCTTCAGGTCCAAGCATTGGCTAAGAACCTTGCAGGGGTTGTTGCTTTCGTTTCTTCTCTAACGGCTAGCTTGAGGGCACAACGGGCGTTAGCTGGAGCCGTAGGGGATTCTTTGGGTGTGGCTTCTAGTGTTAGAATAGCGAAAGCCTTTAAGGGTAATTTGGCCGCAGTAAGCCAAGTTATAGCCACTAAACAAAACGTAACCAGGGGTGTTGTTGCTTCTGGGGCAGTAAATTCTTCTTTCGCTTTGGCACCTATTAAACTAGCAAAGAAAATGTCTTCTGCCTTTGTCGGTATGTCTTCTCTTGGCTCTAACTTTGGTGTGCTTCGGAAGCTTGGAGCTGTAGTGCCTGTGGTTGCATCTACGGCAGCCTCTACGAGAGTTTTGAGAGGTATTAAGGGCAATACGAGCGCAATTCTTCAAGTGGCCTCTACGGCTCTAGTAAGACGTTCTGTGGGTGGGGTGGTAATTTGCAGAAGCGGTAGTGGGGCTAGCGTTGGGCTAAAGAAGGGTATAGATGGAAGTGGTGCAGCAAGACTAACGCTTAACGGCAACGCTGGTATAATTAGGGGGATAGCGGGGAGAATAGACAGTTTAGTTGACGCAGACGCTTCCTTTATGGTTTTGCGTCAGCTTCAAGCCGATGGGGACTTTAGTTTCTTTTTCGATGCCCTCCCTTTCACAAACCAAATTGTTATTGTAGTTGATGAAATTACCGGGGAGATTGTTGACGTTTTCTATTCACTTGAAGGTGACGTGGACGAAATCGTAGAAGGAGATTTACAATTGCAAGTACTGTTAGAAGGCGAACTAGAAGACAGTTCTGACACAGAGCAAGAAGCTCTTGTAGGTTCTATAATTGTTCCTGAGCTAATCGTTTTGGGCTCAATAGACGAAAACGTAGAGGGCGATGTAGACGAGCCCATAGAAGTAGAAATTGAGTAACAATCTTTTAGCTATGCCCACTCTCTTAAAGGACAACAACTAATGCCAAGTATCTCACTGCCCTCACAAAGTTTTTCAGTAACCGCTGTAAACTACTCTGACCTAACCGTAGCTGCTAATCTAGGATCTAGTACTGTAAATTTGTATGCAGGTTTGATTGGTTACCTTGTAGGTCCAGGTGGGACACCGGCTTCCGTTAGAATTTCAATTGTTGCTGTTGAAAGTCCTGGGGTTATTCGCGTTCAAATCGCTCCTTTCCAAGGGACTGGCGGATCGACTATCCAAGCCAACTTCAACGCTTTTAACGGTGGCACCCTGTCTTTTGAAGCACAGTTGGCAACAGTAGCTAGTATTTATTTAGATTCAGGTCAAGTCGCATCGGGCGATTTAGGCGGCAACTACCCTAAC